ATGCAAAACAACAAGAAATAGAAATTAAGGTAACAGAGCTTCTGGTTAAAGAGCAAGAGAAAGAAAGAAGAATAGAAAGACTTGAAGATAATGAGCAAGAAATATTTAGGCGATTAAACTATCTGGAAAAGAAATGAGCTTAGTAGCATTAGATGATATGAAAACATATTTAGGTATCTCTTTAGTCGATACGACTTATGATGCCTTTCTCCAATCTCAATTAGATATTATCTCAGAGTCTATCGAAGGTTATTGTGGTAGAAAGTTTTTGCAGGCATCATACACACAAGTTTTTGAAGCTCAAGATATGCCTACCAATACAGCGGTAGCAGAATTATATATGTACCATTACCCAACCGTTTCAATTACTTCCGTTAAAGAGAAGTTAGATACAGACGAAACAGTAGTGACAACTTACACTAATCATACCCCTAGTGGAAAAATATATAAGACAGATAGCAACAACGGTAGAGAGAACTGGTTTCAAGAATACGGAAGCACTTCTCAAGTCGAGATAGTCTACGATGCTGGTTACGCTACAACTCCACTACCTATTCAAGATGTAGTATTTAATCTTGTGGAGCAAAGATACAATAAGAAAATATCTGGAGTAGCTTTATCTTTTGGCGACGATGTTCAAAGGGTTTCTATACCTGGTGTTATGTCTATAGATTTTGATTACACCCTTCAAGCTAACGAAAGAAAGTCAGCTTATGGTATGATTCTTGGAAACTACTCAAACGTGCTGGATCAATACAGAAGTGAACGCGCAATTATAGGTACAATCAGAGAGAACTATGTCAGCTAACCTGCTAGAAGCTTTTAAGTTTGTCATTAATCTTCAAGGAAGAGAAGTAGCACTAGAGCGCGGGATAGACACCTTCACAGTGAAGATGGCTCCTTCTAATTATTTTAGAAACTTCGCTGGAGTAGAAGAAGTAAATATAGAAGGAAGAGAGTTTGTAGTAGCTAAGTCAGAACTAGACTCTGAATCATTTCCTATTCCTCCTAAACGTGGTGATATAATTTATGATTCAGCTTTAGGAAGTGAAGATACAGTAGATGAAGTGAAACCCTTATTTATTCTAGGTGAGTTAGCTGGTTATAGAATCAGGACAGCATAATGGCCGAACCCTCTATCACAGTAGAAGTTTTCGAAGGTACTGGTAAGAATAAAGTAAATTACTCCTACGAGAAAGACCTAGACGGTTCACTTACCCTTACTCAGTTATTTGAAGACAATGCAGATATAACTTACTCTGTATCTCAGACTGTATTAAAAGAAGAACAGGCCAAGGGTTTTGACAAGAGGCCTAGAGTTCGAACCGATAATAGATTCGGTAAACCAGCGGTTAAAGTTCTTCCCTTTGGTAAGATTGAATACTTCGCCAAATTAGATGTTGGGCCAGCACTTCTAGATATGTACGCAATAGTAGAAGACCGCGCACCGCATGATACTGGCCAGTATAAATCTGGTAACTACGTTTTCTTTAATGGTCAACTCGTAGCGACAAAACGTAGCGAACTAGCCTTATGGATAAAGGCAAGGGAGAAGTTTGGATTTAAGGAAACGGACAAGATTAGATTAGTGAACGTCAATAACTACGCCCGTAAGCTTGAATTTCTCGGAGTGGCCAAAGGCACGACAGGTAGGAATAAGGGTAAGAACGTAACTAAGGGAAGAAAGACACTACAGAGAAAAGGTAGAGGTGGTGAACAGATAAGCTATTTAAGACGCGCTGGAGCATACTCTTTAGCTGAAAGGGCCGCTAAAAGAAAGTATAAGTCTTTAGCATCTACCTTAAAGTTCCAATGGGTTCCAGGTGGAACGGAAGGGGTTAATATACCCGATGGTGGGCCAAAGTTTAGAAATAAGTTTACCCCACGCCCAGGAAGTAATGGTAAAAAGGGAAAGATAGAAAGACCTTCCATTTATCCTTCATTTGTAATAAAATTTACAAGTGCTGGAGCAATTGGAGTAACTGGTGAGTAGTTCATACGTAAGAGGTGAGATTAAGACATTCCTTGGTGCGAATACCGCAGAGTCAGTAATTGACCTAACTGCTCAGTATCTTAACCTTCAAGATATGATTGCCAATGCTGGAGTAGGTAGAAAAGATCCATGGTTAGGACTTCAATTCATCGGGGCCACAGAAGTACCTGTAGCTTTAAGCGCGGATAACACTTCTGGCAAATACAGAGAAATTGGTGGTATATTCTTGCACGTAGTCGAAAAGGTATCAGATACAGTGACCGATGATATCTTGACTAGATGTGAGTCACTAAGAACCCTTTTACGTGGTCAAAGAATTAATGATATTATTATTGAAAGCGTATCACCCGCTAATTTTGAATCAGGTGCTACACTTCAATTTGAAGGTGGTTATCAAGCCGCCTCAGTTATTGTAAGCTATCAGAGAGATTTAAACTTATAGGAGTAAGTAATGAGTTCTAGTAACAGAGTCCGAGTGACGTTAATCGAAGAAGCTACCTACGGAGTAACACCTGGTGCTGGTAACTTTGAAACTTTAAGATATACAAGTGAGGCTCTTTCGGGTACTCCCGAAACTACCGAGTCCCAACAAATTAGAACTGACCGTCAATCATCAGGTCAGGTTGTAACAGGGTTAACAGTAGGTGGTGACACTAACCATGAGTTAGCTAAAGAAGATGTGATTGATTCACTTATCGAATCAGCTATGTATTCTACCTTTGCTACTTCGGCACCAGTGGCGGTAGACCTTACTGTAGATACAACACTTAAAACAATTACTAGATCCGCTGGAGATTGGAACTCTGATATAGCAGTAGGTGATCTACTTATTTTAACTGGATTTGCAAATACAGAAAACAATACAGAAGTTATGGTAACTGAAATTGATTCAGCTACAGTAATTAATTTTGTTGGTAAAGATATGGTAGACGAAGTTGGTGCTGGTACAAGTTACGAGCTTGCCGATAAGATTGCCATTGGTATTACTAAAAAGTCTTTTTCTATTGAAAAGAAATTTGAAGATTTAACAACTAAGGGTATTAACTACAGGGGTATGATTGCTTCTCAAATGTCAATGGCCTTAACTTACGGTGAGATTGCATCAACTACTTTTACTTTCCAAGGTAACGATTATGTAACTGCGGATCAAGCTTCTGATTTAATGACTGATGGTAGAACCATCAATGGCGCGGCTACGTCAAACTCACTTAACGGTTCTGTAGATATGCCATTCTTAATTAACTCTGCTTCTGGTACTTTAGATGAAACAACATTTTGTATTCAATCAGTAGAGCTAACACTAAATAACAATTTAACAGCGCAAACTTGTATTGGTGAAACCGCACCAAAAGATTATTCAGAAGGAACAGCTTCAATCGAAGTATCTATTACAGCTTACCTAGAAGATGCGAACTGGGATTTACTTTCTAAGAAGTTGACTCAAGAGCCTTTCTCTGTAGGTTTTCTCGTTAAGAACGTAGACGGTTACTATGCGTTCTTCTTACCAGCGGTACAAGTTTCCTTTGACGACCCTGCCTCACCAGGTCAGAACCAAGATGTATTCCTAAATATGTCTGGTACTGCAAAGGTAGGAGCTAACGGAGAGTCAGCTTTAACTATCTATAAGTCAGTGTAAGGACGGCTCCTTACATCTTTCTCTAAGGCCTCCCTTTACGGGGAGGCTTTTTTTATTTATTATCTCAGAACAAAAAGGAGCATATCTATGAAAAGTAATTTACATTCAATGTTTAAAACTAGCGCAACGCATGAAACTCAAGGAGTCTGGTTTGAAGTATCACCCGATGTATCATTTCATCTAAGAAGATTTGGCGGGGCCAATAGCGATGTATTTAAACAGGCCATGGCTAAGTACCACAAACCTTACGCTAGACTGATTCAAAACAACTCTCTTCCAGCGGAGAAAGAAACTGAGATTATGACTAAGGTTTTTATTGATGTATCTCTAGTTGATTGGAAGGGTGTAGAGATTGACGGTAAAGATGCTGAGTACACTAAAGAGAACGCCTTAAAGCTATTCACAGAACTACCAGAACTCGCCTCTGAGCTTGTTAATTATGCTAGTGAAGTAGATCATTTTAGGGAAGACCTGGGAAACTCTTAGAAGAATGGTTTAAGTGGTATCTGACCTATGGCGACAATCTGGACTTCTTCTATCAGAGAATAGAACCAAAAGGTAAGATAGTAGAACCCAACCTAGGGCCATTCTCTGTGTATGTAGAATACTTCTCAGAGTTAGATACCTGTAGGCCATCTATGAGTAATGGTTATATTCCTTTTACTGATATAGCGAACTTTGCTACCATTAAAGGGATTGACGACTTTGAAGAGTTTCTATTTATCATAAGAAAAATAGATGCACTTGTAGTTAAGCACCGAGAAAAAGATGGCAACACCAGTACGTAAGATTATTATTCAAAACCGCGTAGAAGGTCAGAAGCAAATAGAGAAGCTTGCCAAACAGTACGGGAGGCTTAATAAGTCTGTTAAGAGAAGTGCCGATACTTTAGATAGTTTTAAGAACGCTTTTAGATTTGCGGCCGCCTCCTTTGGTTTGAGAGAGATTGTTCAGGCTGCAGATCAGTTTCAATTATTAAGAGATAGGATTAAAGTTTTTGTAGGTACTGGTGAAGAAGCTGACAGGGTATTTGGCGACTTGGCCAAAGCCGCAAGGTTTACCAAGACAAGTATCAACTCATTAGCTCAATCATATAACAGGGTAGCACTAGCGACTCAAGAGCTAGGTCTTAATTCAGATCAGATTTTAGCTACTACAGTAGCATTACAACAAACCTTTAGGTTATCAGGTGCCACGATTGCAGAAGCTACTGCCGCCACGATCCAGTTATCTCAAGGTCTTTCGTCAGGTCAACTACGTGGTCAAGAATTAAGATCCGTTCTAGAACAAAACGCTGTATTTGCTAACTTACTTTCTAAAGAACTCGGAGTA